CCCTTGTTTTCCCATTGCGCGATCATGGCATCGAGGCGTCTCAACGCGCCCTCATACTGCTCCGGCAGCAGGTCGAACGTGTAGGACGCAAGCCCTATTTCGCTGAACGCCTGCCCGATAATGTCACGCTTGGTCCAGGACACGGGCAGGCTCCTTCAAGGCGTCGTCGATCTTCTTGAGCAGCGTAGCATCATTGTGCTTGTGGTGAACAGCTATCCCAAGCTCCTTGCACTTGGCTTCAATCTCCGCGCGCGTCGGCGGGGCATCGTCAGGCAGTGGCACCGGTAGCGGTTCATGGGGAGGGACCGCCACCGGCTTACGCCACGCTTCCAGGGCTAGTGGAACTGTTGGATGCCAGCCATCAGAGACAGCGGCATCAAATTCGGCTTCATCATTCGCAGGCCGGGTTGCGAACGAATACCCGCCGCCGACCCAGGGGCCGGGGCACTTATAAAGCAGGGTTGGAAACTCAATCATTTCTTCTTCTTCGCCGTCTTTGCGCTCCGGGCTTTTTCATCTCTCATCCCTCCATGTGAAACGGGGCGGCCTTGTGAGCCGCCCCATCCAGATCAGGCGAGCCTGTAGCTGACGAACGTATTCGCCGCTGTCTTGCGTGTCCGCAGGCGCAGCGCATTGCCGTGGACTGCGCCCGTGGTTGAGTGTGCAGACTGGCAGACCATCGTGCCGACAACCGTGTGATCCGCTCCGGCTGTGATCGTGATCGTATCCGCAGCCGCAGCCGACAGGTTGATCAGCGTCCAGTCGAAATGCTCATCCACAGCGAACGAGGTAGCCGCATCCAGCAAGGTGCCGGTCGGAAGCGTGTAAGCCGCCGTTGCACCCGCAGTGTGCGTGCCAGTGACAAGCCCGGTCAGCAGTTCCGCTGCCGTAAGCGTCACCGCAACCGTCTCAGCAACAGGGGTAACCTGCGTGCCGCTGTTGTTCGTGCGCTGCTCTTTCACAACCGGATCAGTGCCGATCTCGTAGTACGCCGGATAACCGCCGCCCACTTCGAGGGTCAACACTGCGCCGCCCGTGTAAGTGCCAAACACCGTCTGCCCGTTGCTCACCGTGCCAATGATCGCCGATGCGTCCGGGTAGTTTGCAAAGCCAGACGTGCGGTAGACGTTGACTTCGCCCTGCGTCCAGATTGCCAGCTTCTGCGTAGCACCCAGCGTGACGGTTACTGTGCCCGAAGGCCAAATAAAGTTACTCATATCCGTTACTCCTACGGGTTCTGGCCAAACATGATAACACCGCTCATCTGCGGCTGCTTATTCACCACGCCGTACAATGTATCAACGCGGAATTTCGTCCTTTGAGTGTTAATGTCGAACTGCTTCGACATCACAATCTCAACGCCGTTGTCCGTGGTTGCACGCATTGTGGCCGCGCCCGCATCGTTCGGGACCGCCAGCCTGCCGGGGAGGATTTCAATCGCATCCTTGGACCAGAACGGGTTCATGAATGCCGGTTGGGTATTCAGGAACGTGATCCCCGCAGTGCCGGATTTCGCCGTGACAATGCAGTTCTGATACTGCTCGGCGGCTTCGTTTGCGACCTGGTTGCTGATGATCGGAGGCGTAATAACCAGCGTCGTGCCACCCGCAGGAACGGACACAACCCGGAAAGTCATCGGCTGGCCGGTGTCTTCCTTGGTGATCATGTGGACCCTGTTAACGTTCGCAATCGTGAACGCATCCCCGGCAGCTACGCTTGCTGACGTGCTTACGGTGACGGTCTGGAACCGGTTATCAACGTTAGACGTCTCACCGGTCGTGGCCGCTGTAGTCGCCTTCGGTATCCAGTAGTTGAGACCAGCGTCCAGAGTGGAAATCTGGATACCCGTCCCACCTGCTGCTGCCGCCTTCCTGCGAAGGTAGTCGGCCTTGAACGTCTCAAAGCTGGCCACCATGCCGACGCTCGCCCTGCGGAAAGCATCGTTGGAAATAGGATCGCCGAAGCTGCGGGTGTTCTTCTGAAGGTCAGAAGCCATCCCGTTATAGTCGCGGGTCGAGAGCACTAGCTTGCGGTCCTCAAACGAGACGCCGCTTTCGTTAAACGCCGCTTCGATCAGGGCCACATCATCAAAGCCCACGGCCGCTGTGGTGCGGCGGATAAAGACTGAGCCATAGAAGGAGGCCTGGTCGATAACCGACTGGTTGATGTCCGATGCAAGGCGCTGTTCAGCAGAGGCGCTGATCCGCTGTTCCTGCAACGCATCACGCAGTTCCTTAGCCGTGAACTGCCACGCAGCATGGCGCTGGGTGGTAATGCTGGCCGGAACTGTGAGCTGGGTGTAGTTGTTGAAATTATTCGTCGCATCCGCACCCGGATAGGTCACACCGATGTAGGGCATCGGGCGCCAGATGGTGTCGTTAGAACGCTCCATCATGGTCTGGTCCGTGCGGTAAATCGCGACGTTCTTGCTCATTACGAGGGCGTCTTGGAAGCCTTCGAGCAATTGATCGAAAGCAACAACTTCTTCTTTTGAAAAGCCGTTAGGCATTGTTTTTACTACCTTTTCTGGGCTGAGGCCAGATCAGGCTACTTCTTCAGCGAGGCCTTATATTGGCGCACCTTCGTCAGGTCGCCGGTTCGGGCTGCTTCATCATAGAGCTGATCGAGCCGCTTGTCCGACCCGACAGTGCTGGCAGAGCCTTTGACACTTTTCTCCGGGGCGGAACTGGGTTTACGGGACTGTGTTCTCATCTGCGTCTCCATGCGCGCGACCGCGAAAATAAACTCGACAGGATCGGAAAGTTTCGCCAGCTCCTGCAGGCGCTTTTCATCTTTCCCAATGGCATACAGCAAAAGTGCCGGGTCCTTTGCATGTGCCAGTACTACACCGCGCTGGGTATCGTCCAGCGCATGTAAGACCGTTTCCTCTACGTCTGCGAAGTCCTTGATCTTGCCAATGACTTCCGCCTTCCGTGTCGAATAGGCCTCAAACTTGGAATTGAAGTATTCTTGGCGCTTGGCCTCGGCTTCCTTCGCTTCCGCTGCCTGCCTGTTTGCAACGGCTTGGCGTTCCTTCCAGGCATCGAGACGACGTTCGAACAGATCCGCATCATAATCGCAGGCTTCAAGCGTTGGCTTTGGTCCGAGCTGCGTCTGTTTCTGCTGCTCGTAAGATGCTAGCTTTTGCCTGGTTTCTTCCAATTCCCGTTCTGTTTGACGCAGCTTGCGGGTTTTTTCGCGGTCTTTAGTCCCGAACCTCACGCACCCAATCCGGTGCGCGTTTGTCGTCTATTTCTTCCGGAGGCGGCGCTTCCTCCCCGATTGTGACGATCAGTTCCTCTTCGGAGTCATCCGGGGCGGCTTGGTTCTCACCCTCGGGCGTCTCGTCTTCGGTCTCGGGGAGTTCCGGAGCTACGTCCAGTTCCTCGATGTCCTGATCTGCAATCCCTGCCTTGTCTGTCATTGGTAGTCCTCTCAGCGTAAGGGCGCCGGTTCCCGTAATTCTTTAAGCACGTTTAATGCGTCGGATTTGCCTTGGCTGTCAATGTCTGCCATCGTCTTCGCCGTCTTGGCTTCCGTCTCGGCCACCCTTGCCACGTTGAGCAAGGCCTGTGTCTGGCTCTTCTCGGCCTCTGCCATGAGCAACGCGGCGTTTGCGTCAGGTTCCTGCGCCTGCAACTCTGCTTCCATGGCCTGCATTTCTTCCTCATTCGGCTCGACGGCGCCCATTTTCACAAGGCGCGTGCGGAAGAACTTGCGGACATCTTTCAGCCCCTCTCCCTCCATATTCATCATCGCCATCGAGGTGAGCACGGTAGACATCTCGGGGTCATTCTGGGCGAACTGAAGCATACCGACCAGTGATCTGACTGTGCCTGCACGTTTGCTTTCGCTGCTTGGTCCGACGGTAACCGCAACGTCAAACTTGGCCCGCTCCAGGTCGTTCGCGTAGACCGTGGCGCTGGTTTCCTCGTCGATGGTGGGCGTGTTCAGCGTGATGCCTGCGATGTCACCGCTCTCGGCCACCGTCTTCATCTTGCGGCCGCGCTCGACATAGACATCCCTGGCCATCGACAGCCATATTTCGCCGCATCGCTTCACGGCCTTGGCCATGTTGGACATGTAGATAAAGTTGTTCTGGTCAACGCGGGTCTGGATCAGCTCTATCGCAACGCCGCTTATATTGGGCGTCATCTCTTCGGCCGTCGTCCTGCATCCCCATCAGGTCGGCCACGTCCTGCTTCGGTGATCTGTAGCAGGGCGGCCAAGGGTTGCGGTATATCAGGCGGCTCAGAATACCCGATTGGACCCATCGGCTGTTCATTGCCTTGGCCATCAGTGACCGGGTTCAACAGCAAATAGCGATAGTTCTCGACGTTGTCGTTCCCCCACACGTTCTCATGGCCAGCGATCTGCTCCGGGGTCATGATCGGCTTGCGCGCAGCAGAATAGGCGCTGATCTCGGCCAGTTTCGATAATTGCATGTTCTTCAGGCGCTGGCTGTCCTTGGCCAGCCTCACCGCGCCCAT